CTCGCCGCGTACCCTATGTCAAAAGGCATCCGTTGATCAAAAGACTTATAGTCCCCTTCCATAATGCAAGGAGAGAAAGAACCTAAATCAGCGTACAACTTTTCTGCACCAGTAAACATGTTTATTCCCACACATGTCCCAAATATATCCCCATGTTCGACCATTGAACTATAAAATGGGCTCAAAAACATACGTGAAACGATTAGGAAATCTAAAGGGGTCATATAAAAAACGCGAGTCTTTCCGCTCTTGCATTTACTTTCTTCTCTAGGTTCATCTTTAAGTTGTGCAGAATTAACTACACAAAAGGTGTCTCCTTTTTCATATGTATTTAAAATCTTCAAAATTCTTTCTTTGAGAACTTCGTTAGGTTCTCTAGTAGTGTCATCAGTAAGGGGCAGAAAATCCCTTTTTAGACCTTTAAAACCAAAACCTCCTGACGTTGAAGCATTTACCCTACGAATAAAAGGGTCTTGTTCAGCACCATTAATAGCCGTTTCTACATCAAGTGGGGACCACTTAGGAACTTTTCGTTTCCTAAGCTCTTTAAGAATACGTGTAGATAAAAGTGTAACAACCTTACGCATTACTTTACGATTTAGAAAACCTCTCTGTGCAGAAATTTCTCTAAGAGCATTATTCCACGGAGAAGTCCATCCGTTTTCAGCAATTCCGGGTTTCATCATAGGTTTATTAAATTTTGTTCCTAAAACAAATCCCTCTTCATCGAAAATTTCTTCGACATCATCATAAATTCGAGTCTTTACTAAACTAGACTTCTGGTTCATATGAATGTCACCTTTCAACTTCCCAAAATAATGTATACCAGCTAAGTGTTCATGACGAAAAGGACTTTTTGAAACGGGATCTTCCAACTCACCTATCTCAGCTATTGCTCCTTCAGAAGCTATAGGAAATAGTACGCTGTCACTTTGAAGTTTCAACATACCTCTTAGTATAGTTTCTTTATCAAATATAAGACTAAAACATTCATTTTCCAAAAAGCCTACGTGGAAACCTGCAATACAAACTCCTTTATTTTTCTTAAGCAACAAGGGTGTACCACATAATCCACGAGAATGATTAGCATATTTATATGTAAATAAGTTACCGATTACAAATTGTTCGTTTTCAGTAACATTAAAAGCTACTATATCTCTATGAACTTTAACACGTAAAGGCTTCGATTTAAAAAATCCTTCATATGATTCTAACATGTACTCATCATCAGATAAATGACAAGTAATATCTTTGAAATTAATTCCAGATAAAGCAACCAAAGTTAAGTCATTTCCTAAATCAATCCTATTGGAACTAGTTATATGTGTATCAGCGTATCTTTCGTCCTCACGATGCCATGTTACACAAACTCTTAGAATACACTCTTCCTCTTTAGGGAACGCGTGAGTATTTAAGATACCGATATTACCTCCTAGGCCCAAAAGCATCATTTTGCGATTTTGTCCTGAACCAGAAGATACTACGATCTTGCGCACGTTTCGAGCAATTTTAGCATATAATGCCTCAAAAGTTCCAGTATGCGAACATTCCGTAGTTATAATATTTTGCGTGTTCCATAACTCAACGTCAGGAAGAGGAATGCGTTTGTAGGACTTACCGCACTCATATTTTTCTTCCAATTCGTTAAGCTCTTCATTTGGTGGGGAATCCATTTTAAAATCACTGCTTGCTGCTGTAGCATATCGCATTACTCTTTCATCATGATTCCTATCACCTGGTGAAAACATAAACTTTATTCCTTTTGCTAATACAATCATAGAAATGGTCGATAACACTAAAGTACATGGCATCAAAATATATCTATATTGTATCCAAAAAGCCGTATCTAAAGGAGAATACACTATTCCCCAAAAACATAAGTACCGCAATCTTGCCCACATTTCAGACTTCTTTCGTTCCATCTTTTTCTCAACCATTCCGTATAAAGCACCGTAAAATTCATCAGTGCGCAACAATATCAAGAAAAATGCTAAAAACATAGGAACTATTCGAAAGAAACGTGAAGCCATTAGGAAAACCAAACTAATAACCAAACACACAAAATCTATGAAATGTATGTTCCAGCTCAATTTTTTACTCTTGTAGAATAAAATCCAAGAAAGAGCAAAATAACCTAATAGCCAGAATAATGTTTCACTAACCATTCGAAGCCAACTAGCTATTTCACAACTAGTGTTAAATATGTTGGCAAAAATGTTATACCAAAAGTTATACCAGAAGTAACCATGAAGGTTCCATCCAAAGCAAAAGCTTACCATTTGAGCGTTCAAAAAACCATCTTGCTCTACAAGAGCTTCAGCAACGGCAACTTTTTCCTCTGAGTAATCAGAAGCTTGAGCTTTTTCCATGACGTCTTGTAACCCACTTTGGTTACCAATAAACTTCGTAAAAATAGCAGTTAACTGAATA